TATAGTTGCACTGTACCCACCAACAACGCAGGCCCCGCCATGATCTACATACTAATCTACATCACTCTCAGCACTACGTTCACCTATGCTTGGTGCAGGGGGACTCGTCGTGTATAGCATTCAGCGCATAGATTGCATCATGACAGGCTACCACTACCTCTTGATACGGGGCCCCAAGGCCGCCGGAGCGCGTAGTGTGGTGTGGCGCGGCACCAATGCCCACCAAGCCTTCCTACAACTGTACAAAACGATGGCTGCTAACCAATGATGGAACTATTATTTCTATTCCTATGTCTACTTGGTCTGGGTCTGGCATTGGCTATACTCAATGTAAATAGACGAGATGATGATGATACTTTCCCTGGAGGATGGTAATGGCTAACGTACCGATGCAACTCAATGACATACCACTCGTCTATGCTGGGCCCTCTAAATCAGGACGCCCGCGCTACGTCAGGGCATACGAGGTGATGGTAGATCAGTTTCCGCATCCCAAACCGTTCATGCGCGCAGCAGCGATTCATTGGATCAAAACTCAGCTTCTCTGCACTGAGCAACAGGCGCACTACGCCTATTATCAGCTCTACGACTTGGGATACATTCAGCGCACTTAGGCTCTCCCCCAAGCCCCACCCTCTGGAAACGAACCTCGGTGGGGAAACCTTCCTAACTGCGATCGCGACCCCCGGACACATCTGCATGAGAATGGAGATGTGTCTTTTCTTTGGTCTCAGCACTCCTCACCAAGATAGAACTCGGCACGCTAATTGCTAAGCGCCAGGACACGACTGCCCTTTATTATGCGCGCAGACGCGTAGCAAGGACCGTGCCAACTTGGCGCAAATTAATTTGCAAATAGTTTAAAAAATGACTTGCACAGTGCAACCGCTGTGCTATTGTTTACTCAGGCCAAGGCAATACCGCCCAGCCGCTAATACAGGTACACCGCCATGAAAACTGCATCCTCCACCAAAGCACCACGCGCCCCTAAAGTTGCTGTTAACCACGATGCGCATGTGCAGGCTTATGAAGCCAACTGGGCCGAACAATACAACGAAGCCAAGGCCATCGATGAAGCACGGCAAGCTAACCCAGTTGTGGCCCTGCTTGAACAGTTTGACGCTGGCGTAGCAAGCGGTGAAATTGTAGCGCCAGCCGTAGTGGGCGCACCCAGCTTTAAATTGGCCGGTAAGGCCGCCCAGGACCGCGCCACCATGCAAGCCGGGGCCAAAACAGGTATGGGTATGGCTTGGCGCAGTGTGGCCGCCCCAGCCACTAATACGCGCCTTGTAGCACTGGCCCAGTTGCAAGCGCTTGGCGATACGTTTACCGAAGCCGAAGCGCTCGCCGCACTGGCGCAGATTAAAGCCAAGCTGGGCAGCGGCACACCACGGTCTTATTGGAAGGCTTTCACCACCAGCGGCTACATTGCTCAAGCCTAACCACTACGCACGGGGCCTCCGGGCCCCAAGGATGTGTGAAATGTGCAAATTACTAGGCGCCGTCGCTATCTACACCATCGTGCTATGGGCTGCGTTCCTAGCACTACGCGGATACATGCAACGGCCAAGACATAAACACTAGACGCACAACAATTTCTCAAGCCGCTCAACCCGTTGCTCCAGGGTTAGCGGCTTTTCTTTGTTTTCTTTGTTCGGGCACAACTCTAGCGGCCACGCTTTCAGCGCCTGTACAAACGCTGCCCAGTCCTTGCCCCTAACCCCCAGCACTCTCTTCTTTAGCTGTATCCTTCCATCTGCTAGTTGCACCCTGCTTTGCCCCAGTAGCGTAGCACCACGCTCCACGAGCTGCCTAGTCGCGTTTGAGTATCTGGTAGTGCGACGCACACCTATCAGCATCGGGGCCGTAAATCTCACCTCGTCCACAGACGTCCTGTAGTGCGCGCTATAGAATTCTTCGTAGTTCATGGCTAGTACCCTAGTGGCTATATGTAGCCGTAGTGTATGCCTTGCTATGGGCACGCCGCAAGTGGTGTACCGTGGCGCTGTACCCTGCGCCACGCGCCCCGGTACAGTGGCGGGGCTTTTGCTATGGTCGTGTTGGGCCCAATAGGCTGGGCCCATGATGGTGTACCGGCGGCTGGGTACTGTGTACCGTGCAGGGCCGATGGGGGGTACAGCGCGTAGGTGCCGTGGCGCAAGGCTCGTGGTGTTGTGTACCTTTGTGTACCGTGGTTTAGGCAAAGTTATAATGTAAAAAATAGTACTGTATGTATAACCAGTAACTACGCACTACGCGCCAGCCATAATACTTTGCTGGGCTGGGGGGTACACCATTTAAGGTACACCACCGTGCAGGGCCCAACGCGCCACGCGCCACGCCCACCGAACCTAGCACCCAGCCTCCTAGCCCCTGGAGCGTAGCGCCACGCCACGCAATGCCAAGCACCTAGGCAACCCTAGCGCCTAGCGCCTAGCGCAGCGCATACGCATCTACAGCCAAGCACCCTCCTCGATAACCGGCCATGAACAGATGCATCACTAGAGTGCAAGGTCGCTCTTACTTGGTGCTCAGCGCTCAGCACTGAGGCGATACGTTATAATGTAACGATCAGCTGAGAGGGTGGTCACGCGGCGCTCAGAATCAACCCCCCACCCCCTATGAACCAAAAGTGGGGGGCCAAGCACTCGGGTCTCAGGCGCCACGCACAAAATGTGAAGTTTCAAATCACTAGTGCCACCACGCGCTGAGAGCTGAGAGCTGAGAGCTGAGAGCTGAGAGCTGAGAGCTTGGTGCTGAGAGGTGAATACCACTGTATGCCCATACAGTACTCCGCACCATGCAACAAGCGTGCCAACGCAAACCGCTTGCGCACGCGCCCATATCCATGCTACTATGCACCCACCATCTAAGCTCCACGCCCCATATAGCGAGACGGTCATGGCAAAACAGGGCCCACAAGACGAAGAGAAATTCCGGCTAATGGAGAATCTTCAATCCCGTTTGACGGAACGTCAGATGGCGAAGATTACGGCCCCGAACGTGACGAAGATGTTCACGCGGAAGATGATCCAGGATGCATTTCTTGAAACTTTCGAATTAGTAGGTGGCGTGTCGCGCCTCGCTATATGGGCGAACGACCCTGAAAATTACGAGACGTTCCTTCGTCTACTTATGATATTGGCCCCTAAAGAATCGAATAACAAAGTGGATGGTGGGAAGACCATCGAGTATCGTAGTATGGTGCCGCCATCTAATCTGAACCAGAACACCAAAAAGAAGTCTCCGCTCACGGTGATCGACGAGGATATCACCGATGTATGAGGATATTCATGATGACTGTCCGTCATTCATTCTGAGTCCTTATCAGCTTCGTGATGCGCGCGAGTTTCCTCTCGCTCACTCGATGTGCTACGATTTCCACGCTCGTGCTGAACGCTTCGCTGTGATGGTCATGCACCGTCGAGCGGGTAAGACAGTGATGTGCATCAACGACATCATTGATAAAGCGATACAAAACGAACTGCATATGCCACGATATGGATACGTGGCTCCATTCTATAAGCAGGCTAAAGAGATCGCGTGGAATTACCTGAAATTCTACGCGGCGCCGCTTATTGAAAAGATCATGGAATCCGAACTCAGCGTCCTACTCACAAATGGGGCGCTTATTCGCTTGTACGGTGCTGACAATCCGGACTCCCTCCGTGGTGTTTATTTCGATGGGGTAGTGCTGGACGAATTCGGTGACATGGCCCCGCGTCTATTTGGTGAGGTCATCGCTCCTACGATAACGGATCGGAAGGGCTGGTGCGTCTTTATTGGCACGCCAAAGGGCCCGAACCACTTCATGGAGCTTTGGGACGACGCGCAAGATGATCTGCGCTGGTTCAAAAGGATGCTTCGTGCGTCGCAATCAGGCATCATCGATGCTGATGAACTAGCGCTGATGGCAAATCTTCCAGGTTCTGATGAAAGTACCTTCCGCCAAGAATTTGAATGTGATTTCCATGCGGCTATCCGGGGAGCCTACTACGGACAGATCCTCAATGCGCTGGAAGCCAAGGGGCATATGGGATCATTCCCGTGGGATCCAGAACTTCCGGTCATTACCGCGTGGGACATTGGTTATAGCGATGATACTTCGATCTGGTTTATCCAGACGAATGGTAAAGAGTTCAAAGTGATTGACTTTTTCACGGCTAGTGGGCTGAGCGCTGATGATGTAGTGGATATTCTCCAAGAGAAACCCTATATGTACGGTGATTTTGCCCTCCCACATGACGCCAAGAACAAGTCGTTCCAGACTGGTAAGTCCACCGT